AAGCCAAGAACAAAGATAGTGGAAATGTATCACATTCCAGCACAATATATAAGAAGTGGAAAAACTGATGGATATGGTAAAGTAAATGAGTATTACTATTCAGCAGATTGGACTAATACCAGAAAGCACAAACCAAGAACTTATAAGGCGTTTGATGAAAAGGACAGAACAAGTGCAAGTCAAGTATTATGTATCAAAGATTATTCTCCTGGAAGCTATTATTACTCACTTCCTGACTATCAGGGTTCTACTTCTTACATCCAATTAGATATGGAGATTGCTCAATTTCATTTATCTAATATAAAATCAGGTATGTTTCCGAGTATGGCTGTGAACTTTGCGAATGGAGTGCCGACAAGGGAAGAAAGAAGAACTATAGAAAGGCAAATAAACTCTAAATTTGGTGGTAGTGGTAACGCAGGAAAGATTTTAATTACTTTCAATGATGGTAAAGACACAGCTCCTGAAATAGTGCCTATAAACGCAAATGATAATTCTGATAGCTACCAATTCTTATCAACAGAAACTACAAGAAAAGTTCTCACAGGACATAGAGTTACAAGCCCATTATTATTTGGAGTAAAAGGAGATGGTTCAGGATTCGGTAATAATGCTGATGAGCTACGAGATTCTTATTCGCTATTTACCAACACAGTAATCAAGCCCTTTCAGAACACACTTTTAGGGGGTTTACAGGCTATTTTTAGTATTTGTGATATAAACCTTGATTTGTACTTTAAATCGCTTAAACCTGCTGATTTTATAGACATTGAAAATGTGGCTAAAGTTAGTGAAGATGAGCAAGAAAAAGAGGGAATAGATACAGGGGATGAAATAAAGAAAGAGTTTACTGAATTATCTGATGACCAATTTGATATAATATTAAACAATTTAGAGGGAGAGCAAATAAATGAGGATGAATGGGAAGTAGTTGATGAAAGAGAACAAGGTACAGGAGATGATTATGAAGATTGGGCAGATAGATTAATACAAAAAAGAGAAGATTTTGCAGTAAATGAGATAAAAAGTAATGAAGATAAATTCAGCTATTTAGATAAATCTTATTATAGAGTGAGATTCAAGTATGCAGTAGGCTCAACAAAGCCAAAGAAAACAGGAAAGTCAAGACCATTTTGTGAAAATATGATGAGATTAAGTAGAGGGGGATTTGTGTATAGAATTGAAGATATTGATATTGCAAGTCAAAGGGGGGTTAATAAGCAATTAGGGCATAAGGGCAGACCATACGACTTATTTAAATTTAAAGGGGGTGTATATTGTCGGCATAAATGGAATGAGATACTATACAGACTTAAAAAAGGAACGGAATTAAGAGATGGTCAAAGTTTAGATAATGATTATAATAGAGTGAGTAGCATACCGAAAAGCTACCAAAGAAAACCAAAGGGATTAAAAGAAAGTAAAATAGCACCTGTAAATATGCCAAATCAAGGGCATTATCCAGGCGTAAAATAATTAAAATATGGCAATACAACATACATTATTTATAAGTACGAACAGACTGAAAAAAGATTCAGCTTTGGGTGGGTCGGTAGATGACAACATTTTACTACCCTATATATTAATGGCTCAAGATAGGTATATATTGCCTATTCTTGGTACTGATTTAAATGATAAATTAATATCAGATATTCAAGGAAGTAGTTTATCAGGAGCATATCTAACGCTTTTACAAACATATATCCAACCTGCTTTAGTTCAGTTTGCATTTGCTACTGTACTTCCCTTCTTGCGTTTAAGGATGGTAAATAATTCCGTTGTTACAATGAATAGTGAGCAAGGCTCAAGCGTTTCTCATAGCGATTTAAAGCCTTTAATTAATGCGAGTATAGACCAAGCAGAGTTCTACAGAGAACGCTTGATAGACTACATAAGAAATAACACAAGTAGTTTCCCTGAATATAGTTCAAACACAGGTGCTGACTTACAACCGACCTCGCAGAACTATTATGCAGGGCTAAATCTTGATGTTGCTCCAATGAGTAATAAAACAAAGTCCTTTTTACAAGGAGCAGATATAACAATATGTTGCTAAAATTATGCTTACAAAACAAAAGGAAAAACAGAGGAAAAATAACGAACAAAAACTAAAAAAATATTTGAATAGTTATGGCAAATCAAAAACTGACAGACAAAACCGAACTTGCCGAACAGGCAGGTAGTGGCGATTTATTAATGGTGGTGGATGTTTCTGATACTACAGGGAGTAGTGCAGGAACGAGCAAGAAGATGGATTTTAAATATGTAATCCAAACAGATAAATTCTCCCTATCTAATGCTGAAGTATTGGCGTTAGATAGCACCTCAAAAACTTTGGTAGGTGCTTTGAGTGGCTATATGGTAACTCCAATAAGTGCTACAGTTCTTGTTACTCACGCTGGTTCAAATGAAAGTTCTAATAAGAATTTGATTTTTGGGTGGGATGACACACAAGATGTTTTGTATTGGGACCATGGAAGCAGGTTTTTTGGTGCAGTAAGTGGCGATAGGAGTTATGTATTTGGTGGTAATCAAGCATCAGCAGGTGCAGAGGATGGTTCATTACTTAATAAATCTTTTAAGATGTGGGCTTCATCAACAGGGTTTAATGGTGGTTGGAGCTGTGATGTTTATTTAACCTATGCTTATACCAAAGTGCTATAATGAAGATAACAGAAAAACCTATATATTTCTTTTTAATAGTTGCTATTTTAGCATTAAGCACCTGCAATGCTCAGGACTTTTTTAAATACGCTACTATATATTCTTCAGGTAGTATTAATACAAGTATGGTGGAGGCTCAAGACTATATAGCTATTAACAAAGGCTATGAAGAAACAACTCAAATAAATGCTTATGATTATAATTTTCAAATCGGAATCCGTAAGGTGGCTCGTTTCAATTATGAGCAGAAGCTCACGACTTGGTATTATGGCAATGAAAAGAGTGTTGGGGATAATACTACCATTGGTAATAATAATGGTTGGGAGTATTTGCTTAATTATTCTTTTATCCGTAATCGTTCTGAAACATTTAATAATAGCGATTTTTGGTTACGCTACTTATCAACTAAATGTGTTACTAAAATACAAGTAAAAAATGATGAGAGCAGGGATTTGGAATACATATATTTTGATACAAGATATAGAGTAAATAAAGGAGGCTTTGATTTTACTTTAGGAATGGTGGGCAGACATCATCCTGTTTATGGGGTTACACCAATAGAGGATTTTTGGGTAAATGGGGAAAGTTCTTTCCAAGAATTAGCAGAAGATTTTGGTTATTCTACTCAATTTGTACAAGGTCAATGGCATTGGTTTAATGATGGCGAATTATTAGCCACTTCAAATGATGAGTTTTTTAAGCATTATTTTGGCTCGGCTATAGCCCAATATAACCAAGACCAATTAAATGCGTTAGGAAGCGTTACAGAGCTTTCTATGGTAATTGGAACAGCGTATTATTACTATACTAAAGACTTTTGGGTACACGGATGGCTAAATGTAATGCCTTATCACTATGGATTGGATGATTATTCTTACGAGTATGAGGATGTGCCAACTGACATTGATTTAGGATTAGTAGCAGGATGGAGAATTACAAAAAATTTAGGTGTATTTGTAGAGGGTACATATTTAGAGTATTGGGAGAAGCCTATCTATGAGTGCAAATTTGGGTTTAATTATTTAATATTTTAGTATGAAAAACTTTTTACTATTCTTTTTTATTGTGTGTTATGGTTTTAGTCAAACGAATTGTGAATTATGTGTGGAGCAGAATGGATTTTATTGTGGAGATGATGAGAGTAATTGGACACAATATAGTCCTCTTGGTTGTGTACCTAATGGTCTTAATAATCTCTTTTATCTTAATGATGGTTGGTTAGATTGTGTGGATGGAAGTGATGAGGCAGAGGCTATACCCACTACTTTAGAAGATTGTGCGATATATGACTACAATCCTTGCGATACTATCTATATAGAAACCACAATTATTGATACCCTTTATGTTACTGAATACCTTGATTGTAATACAGGATTGCCTTGTGGAAATACAGGCATTTTAGAGTTGCTCCAAAAAACGAAAAATGAAAATAAAATATATAATCTAAATGGAAAGGAGATATACAAGAGAGAAAATGTATATATAGAAGATGGGAAAATTAACTTTAAATTAAAATAAAAAATGAAAGAATTAATTTTAAAAATGATAAAATCAAGAAAGTTCTGGTATGGTTTTATAACCTTAATGATGGTACTTTTTTCAGAGAGCTTTGGAATTAGCGAAACAAAAATTAATACGCTATCCATAATAGCTGTTGCATTAATAATTGGTCAGGGAATTGCTGACAGAGGATGTAATAAATGTTAAACTATGGCAACAGAGGTATCCGAAAATAGCAAGTTTGTACTCTCGTTAAAATCTATTGCAACAATTATAGCAATTGTAGCGAGTTTTATCGGTATGTATTATTCATTAAGTATGGAAATAGAAGCAGCAAAGGAACTACCTAAAGTAGTAATTCCAGACCCTGAAATAACAAGGCAGGAGTTGGATTTAAAATTGGAGCTTATCAGTACGACTGTAATGAGTAATGCAGAAAAATTAGAAAAAATAGAAACGCAGGTAGAGAAAATAGAGGAGAGAGTTTACGAGCTTAAATGAGATACCTTTTATATATATTATTGTGGGTAATACCAATTTGTAGTCCGAGCCAACCGCTTATAACAGAATCTCAATTAACAGATGCTCAATTGTCCAACGAACCAATAGTTGTTGAATTCTGGGCAGATTGGAACGACCAAAACAAATGCCATTTCCTTGGCAATCTTAATGATTGTAGGACATACAGAATCTGTATTGTGGACAATCCTGACTTGGCAGATTACTTTGAAATTAGTGTACTACCCACGATAATAGTTTTCAACAAAAAAGAAGAAATTGTGAGATATAAAGGTAATCTCCTCTTTCAGTTAGATGTTGATAAACAAGAAATTCAAGCTGTAGTGGACAGCATAATAATCTCTAAATTTAGATAATGGTCTTATCAAAGAATTTTACGCTAAATGAATTCACTAAAAGCGTATCAGCAATTAGAAATGGAATAGGTAATGAGCCTACTAAAGAACATATAAGAAATATACAACTATTAGTTAAGTTCGTTCTACAGCCAATTAGAGAGGCTTTAGGGCTTCCAATTAAAATTACAAGTGGTTATAGGTCAGAAGCATTAAATAAGCTCATAGGAGGCTCTAAAAGAAGCCAACATTGTAAAGGACAAGCAGCAGACATACAATTTAGGGTGGATGGAGTAATGAACAATAAGGCTATTTGGGATAAAGTATTGGAGTTGGGTTTGCCTTTTGACCAAATGATAAATGAGTTTGATTTTACTTGGATTCATATTAGCTATAATCACGAAAAAAACAGGAAGCATTTATTAGAAGCCTATAAAGAAGGTAGTAAAACAAAATACAAATACCATAAAATAGAAAAAGGATTATGAAAGTATTAGAAAAAATATTCGGAGGTAGTGCTGATAAAGTAATTGATTCTATTGGTAACGCAATAGATGGTATTTCTACATCCAAAGAAGAAAAATTAGAAGCTAAAAGGAAAATAAAAGAGCTTGTAGTTAATCATCAAATAGAAATAGAAAAGAATGTTAGCGAAAGATGGAAAGCCGATATGAATAGCGATAGTTGGTTGTCTAAAAATGTGCGACCACTTGTATTGGTATTTACAATATCCTGCACAATGCTACTCGTATTTATAGATAGTGGCAGTATCAAATTTGAGGTAGAAGAAAAATGGACAGACCTGCTTCAACTTACTTTAATAACGATAATTGGTGCTTACTTTGGTGGGCGAAGTGTGGAAAAACTTAAAAAATAATCAAAAGAGAATATCGGCTTCGGCTAACAAAATCAGAACACGACCTTATTAAATCTAATAGGGAAAAATCAATTAATAACATTTTGGTAATTGGAGATTTACACGAGCCATTTTGTTTAGATGAATATTTAGATTTTTGTATAGAACAATACTATAGGTTTAATTGTAATCAAGTAATCTTTATAGGCGACATTATTGATTCTCACGGATTCAGCTACCACGAGCAAGACCCTGATGGTTATTCAGCAGGTAATGAGTTAAAATTAGCTATTAAAAGAGTGGCGAGATGGTATAATGCTTTTAATAATAAGTCAGTACCTAATGGGGTTGATGTTTGTATCGGAAATCACGATAGAATGGCTGCAAGGAAAAGTATGACAGGGGGAATACCAAGTGCTTGGATAAGGTCTTATAACGAGGTTTTAAATACTCCTGATTGGAATTGGGTAGAAAGCGTTGTGTATGACAATGTTTTATATGAACACGGAGAGGGAGGACAGGCTTTTACAAAAGCAAAAAACAATATGATGAGTAGCGTTTGTGGGCATACTCACACAGAAGCCTATGTAAGATGGTTGGTTGGTAAGAAGTTCCGAGTATTTGCCTGTCAATCAGGTGTTGGTGTAGATAATAAAAGCTATGCAGCAGCATATGCTAAAAATTTTAAAAAACAAGCTATCGGTTGTGCTGTAGTCTTAAACAATGGTAAATTACCCATTAATCTCCTTATGGAACTATGATATTAACATTTTCTTGTTAATAAACTTTATTAATATTTATTAAATTATTTTGTCATTTATAAAAAAAGTATTATATTTGTTTCATACAACCTAAAAATGTAACAAGTAATTAAGGTTGGTTACTTAACTAAAAATTAAACTAAAAGAGAAAATGATAAAAATTCAACACCAAACAAAAATAGGATGCAGAGTGTTTTATATTAATAGATTAAAAGACAACACTTTAAATTATAATAGTGTAGGTAATTTAAAATTTCATTCATCTAAAACATACCATTATAAGAGTGCTGTATGTTATTATAAAGCACTAAAAAAAGCAAAGGAATTATTAAATAAATAATAATAACAAGGGGGTGAGATTCCCCCTTTTTTTTTCAATAAATAATATTAACTTAAAACTAAAAGAAAATGGAAAATTATACAGATTGGATAATGCAAATGAATAAAAAAATATTAAGAGAAAGGGAATTAAATGAGCCTGAAAACTATAACAAAATTATATGTAAATGGCAAATAAATTTCAAAGGTCAATTAGGTATTGAAGTAATACCTGACCACTTCACAGGAGATAACTTTTCTGATATTAAAATGGGTTATGGTAATATTGAATTTAAAGGAACTAAACAAAGTTTTGATAGGTTATTAAATTCATTAAGTTCTAAAGACCATTCAGAGTATAAAATTATAGGCTCTTGTTTAGTAGAAGAATTGGATATAGACCACGACCAAGTATATCAAGATTATTTAAATTCTAAAAAACAATGGTAAGGTATATAGAAACATCAGACCTGACTACATTCGCTTGTGATGGCGAGGAAACGCATATAGGGGGGTATGATGAAAGTGGTAACGAAGTGATTATTAAGGTATCTACCTATCAGCTACTGCACACTTTAGACATTCCCTATATGAAAAAGCAGTTAAATAAATACATAAATAAGATATGAAGTTTTATAAGATAAAAAAACTAATTAAGGGTTATAGAGTTAATCCTAATTTAAAGCATTTAACATTAGTAGGTATTCCTTTTAAATATGGTGGTATAAGGATCAAGGTACAATATGAAAAAGAGATAATGGAAATATCAAGAGATACTCCTTTATTAGCAAGTAAAACTTTTCCTGATAAATTTGGTAGGGATAAAAACTATTCTTTGTACTACTATGAATGGAAGCCAAGAGATAAGCAATACAATCTCTTTAATTGTTAAAAAATAAACAATTTTATTAAATTTTATATATATTTATAAAAAGAAATTATTATGGTAAATTTAAATTTAATAGAATTAGCTGAACATTTGGCTATGGAAGAATGTAAAAGAATATATGGAGATGAACACCAAACTCTATATAGAAATAACTATCACGAGTTTAGGGGATATGTTATGCGACCTGCTGTAAGGATTACTTATACTAAAATGTATAATAAATATTATGATTTAATAAACTCATTAATTAAAAAGAAAGATGATGAAATATAAAGTATTAAACACAAGTCAGGATATTAGAGAATCTATATATCGCTTGATGATTAGGCAGAAAATCAGTAAAATCTATTTATCTGATAAAATGGGATTGTCTTACCCAAGTATGTTAAATAAAATAGAATCTCCAGGAACTTTTAAGGTTTCGGAATTATTAGAATTATGCAACATACTAAATGTGGATATTAACGAATTATTAATTAAATACTAAATAAAATGACAAAAAGTAAATTAAAAAACATTCAAGCTAATGGAACTTGGAAAGAGTTTTACAAGTTTGACCTTGAATTTGAGGATGGTACTATGGGTACTATATTCAAAAAAAGTTCTGAACACAAATTAGAAGTAGGTAAAGAATATAACTACTCTAAAAATGAGAAAGGCTCTATTAAAATCATCCCTGAAGGTGGTTTTACTACTAATTATAGTAATAATAATTATAGTAATAGAGTAGAAGATGTAGATAAAGCAAAAAGAATTGCAAGACAATCAAGTTTAACAAGAGCAGTAGAATTTCATTTAAAAAAATTAGAAAGTGGAATAACAATAAGCGAAACTGAAATATTAGAACAAGCTCAAAGGTTTACAGATTGGGTTATGGATGGTACTATTAAAAAGAAAAAAGATGAAGAAGTGCCTTTTTAACAAGGGTATGTTAATAACTAATGTATAATATACTTAATAATTATATAAAATATATTATATATTTAACAACCTATGAAAAAATCAATATTAGCATCTACTCCGTTTCTTATCTTAAATAAATCTCTTTTAGTTACCTTTGGAATAGATGCTAATGTTGTTCTCTCTCACTTATATCAGCAACAGAATTACTTTAAAGAACAAGGGCAATTATTAGATGGTATGTTCTTTTGTACTACAGAAAATATTAGCTGTGTAACTACCCTTTCCTACTACCAAATTAAACAGGCGATAGCTACGCTTACAAAATGGGGTATAATTAAGGTGGAAAGAAAGGGCGTTCCAGCTAAATTATATTTTAAAATTAATGAAGCACAGATATTAAAAAACTTAAAATCAAGTTCTTTAAAAACTTCAACTCTTGATTGTGAAAATTTTAATAACAAGACTTCAAAAAATTCAAGAACTATTAATAATAATAAAGAAATAATATTAAAGAATAATAAAGATAATATACTACCAGGTTCATTAACTGCTAAAGATTTTATGATGGCTAATGCCAAAACTTGTGGCATGAATTTAGGACATGAAGAATTAGTGGAGGATTTTATAGACTATTGGACAGAAGAAAATAAAGCAGGAAAGTGTAGGTTTCAGTTAGAAAAAACTTGGAACACAAAATTAAGGTTTAAAAGATGGTGTAGAAACAATGCAAGGTTTGATAAGGGAAATAAAACTACAGAGCCTAAATTTCCAGACTATTACGATATACATTTTGCTAAAAGGTTAGAGCAAGACCAAACAGCCCTTACAAGCTATTACAAGCATTTACAAGGCTTGGGATATGAAAAGAAGGTAAATAGTTATGATGGTAAAATAAAGTGGATTAAAAGATGAATATAGTAGTTGGCTTTATTTGGAATGGATTGATGCTGGGGGTAAGGCATTTTGAAGCTGATAAAACTCATCCTTATTTTGAGTTAAGAATATATTTACTATTAATACAACTAACAATATTTATAGATAGAAGAAAATAATGCTACAATTAATAAAAGGAAAAGATAAAAAGCAGTATGATATGAAATGGATAAGAACTCCAAAAGTAATTTGGGAAAAGTTATCTAAAGAATTTAAATTCACTATTGATGCTTGTGCATCTGATAAAAATTATTTAGTAGATAGATATTGGACTAAAGAACAAGATGCTTTAAAGCAAGATTGGAATAATGAGCTTATATATTGTCATCCAATGTATGATGCTCATATACCTAAATTTATAAAAAAAGCAATAGAAAGTAATTCACTTTGTGTTTTTTTACTACCTGCATCTGTAAATTCTAAATATTTTCACGACTATTTATGGTGTAGCTATAATCATAAGCCTAAAAAAAATATAGAAATAAGATTTTTGCAGAAGCCAAAAGGATATTATGGTTTTCACTTTGCTAATGAATTAGGAGAAATTCCAAAGACAGGATATTTAAGACCTTTAATGATAGTAATAATTAATAAAAAATGAAAGAAATAGATTTACAAAATAGCATAGTTACTTATTTAGAATATACAGGAATGTTGTTTACTTGTACGCTTGGTGGGGTGTTTTTAGGTAAGTCAAATTGGAAGCAAAAAAGAATGTTATCTAAACACTACTCAAAAGGAGTTCCTGATATACTTATTTTTGAGCCATCTAACAACGATAAATATAATGGCTTAATGATTGAGCTGAAAGTAAAGGGAAACTATCCCACAAAAGAACAAAAAGAATGGATAGCCAAATTAAATGCAAGAAACTACAAGGCAATGGTCTGTAGGTCATTAGATGAATTTATAGAAATAATAAACGCTTATAAAAATGAAACCATTTAGATTTTATAAAAACATAAGAAAACCAAGCCACACTATATTTACTCATTGTTTTATATTTTTTGTAAATAATGGGGTTAATGAAGAAACCTTTATTTTAAGGGATTTAGAAACAGACTTTGAGGGAGTGGATTATGATAAGTATATATACAAAAAAGAAAAAGAATTATATTCTAAATATGATACCAATGTAAAAATTGAGGGCAGTAGGCTTGGATTGTGGGAGTATGAACAATTATTAGAACTTGGAATACCGAAATTGTGCTTAAACTAAACGCTTATATAAACAAAAAGTATACCAAACTATTGGAAATTAGCAGGAAATTAACTTCAGAGAAATATCCTGATTATGAAGATTTGTTACACGAGGTTATTTTAGAACTTTATAAGAAAGATGAAGCATTTATAAATGGTTTAATATTTAGACAAGAGTGTTTGTATTATATAGTGAGGGTAATGATTAATCAATATCATTCATCAACCTCTCCTTTTTATACTAAATACAAAAGACATTATACTATGAGGAAACAATATAAAGAATATTATATATTAAATAAAGGGTATAGTAATAATGATGGGGATAGTTGGCAGGAATTAAAAGAAATGGAAAGAAAGTTAAATTGGATAGATGAAAAGTGTAAGGATTTAAATTGGTTTGATGTGCAAATATTTAAAATATACTATCTAAATAGCTTTAGTTTAACCACTATGCAAATGGCTACAAAGATTAATAGAAATACTTTAGGAAAATCAATAAGAATCGTTAAAAATTATTTAAAAAATGAACGAGAAAAATGATATAAAGAAATATGCTTTAATGGGAATACTTGTAGCCTTTAAAGAAAATGATATAACATTAAATGAAGTAATAAAATTTATAGAAGATGAGTACAAAAAAGAGTAAAGGTCTGGGCGATACTATCGCTAAAATCACAAAGGCTACAGGAATAGATAAAGTAGCCAAGAAAGTATTGGGAGATGATTGTGGATGTGAAGAACGAAGGAAAAAACTGAATCAGATGTTTCCAAACTTTAGAAATATAAGACAATTTACAGAAGATGAGATGAAGATATATGATGAAGTAGTACCTGCTGTAGATAAAAAAGGTATGCTTACACCTGCTGAAAGGGGAATAGTATCAGCTTTATATAAAGGGGTATTTGGTGTAGACCCTCAATGGAAAAGCTGTAGCCCTTGTAATAAACAAATAATGAATAATCTAAAAAAAGTATATGAAAAAAGTTGTAGAATATAAAACTAACTTATCAAAAAAAGAATTAAAAGACTTGATGAAAGAAGTAATATTAGAAAAATATAAAGAAGATTATAGTAAAATGATAGCTATAGCTCAAATGTATGAAGAAGAATTAGAAAATGATAATAAAGAATGAAAAAGAAAGTATGGAGGTTTACTCCTAACAAAAAGAAGCATCACGGCAGACACAAGAAAAGTAAAACCTCTTTTAACAAGAGCAGTAAAAACTATGTGAAGAAATACAAAGGGCAAGGAAGATGAAAAACCATACTAAAGTATATATGACATTCTTTTGGTTAGATGAAAGCGATTTTATACCCTGTGAAATGTGTAATGCTGAAGGTAAAGACATCCACCATATTATTCCGAGGGGAATGGGTGGCAGTAAATGTGTGGATTATATAGAAAATTTGATATGCCTTTGTAGAGATTGCCACAATAGAGCAGAAGCAGATAAAGAGTTTAACACATACTGCCGAATAAAGCATTTAGAAAACATTAATAAATATTTATATGAAAATTACATTAGTAAAAATAAGCAGTCTTAAACCTGCTGAATACAATCCACGACAAATAACTAATAAGCAATACGAGGATTTAAAAGCAAGTATGGAAAAATTTGGATGTGTAGACCCAATTATAATAAATATCAATCCTGAAAGACAAAATGTAGTAGTTGGAGGGCATCAGCGATTAAGGATATTAAGAGATTTAGGAGCAGAGAACGCACCTACAGTAAGTGTAAATTTATCAGAAGAAGATGAAAGAGAATTAAATGTAAGGCTTAATAAATCAGGTGGAGAATGGGATATGGATATATTAGCAAATGAGTTTGATGTAGTAGACTTAAAGGAATGGGGTTTTAAAGATATAGAGCTTGGCTTTAATATAGATAAAATAGTAGAGGGCAATACAGAAGATGACCATATTCCAGAAGTAAAAGAAAGTAGAGTAAAACTTGGAGAGGTTTGGGAACTTGGAAAACATAGAATAATGTGTGGAGATAGCACAAAAGAAAGTGATGTTGAAAAGTTAATGAATGGAAAGAAAGCAGATATGGTATTTACAGACCCCCCATATAATATAAACTTTAAACCTCAAAGAGGAACACACGACAAAATACTTAACGATTCAATGAGTGATAATGATTTTTCTATATTTTTAGATAAAACTTTTAATTGTTGTAAAAATAGTTTAAAAGATAATACATATATTTTTGTATGGTCGGGGTGGTCAACAATAGGAGATTTTAAAAATTCATTAATAAAATTATTTGATGTTAAGGCTTTACATATTTGGGTTAAAAATAACTTTGGAATTGGTTACTATTCAAGACCAAAATATGAACCCTTTTTTCTATGTTTAAAAGGTAAACCAATTAAACCAAAAATTGCTCCTGCTGATGTTTGGGAATACGCAAAAGTTCATAAAACAAAACATTCTTGCGAAAAACCTGTAGGATTAATTTTAGAAATACTTAACTCTTATTTTAAAAAGGGATTAGTTTTAGATGTTTTTTTAGGTAGTGGCTCAACATTAATAGCGTGTGAAAAAACAAATAGAACTTGTTATGGAATGGAATTAGATACTAAATACTGTGATGTAATAATAGAAAGATGGGAGCAGTTTACAGGACAAAAAGCAAAGATATGTGGTCAATAAATATAAACAGCAAAAAGAAAATAAAGGAATTAAGGGAAAAACTTAAACAATTAAAAAGTGAGAAAACAAAAGTTAATACTAAATGCAATAACAATAAAAATAATAATAGGAGCAATAATTGATTATTTAAAATATAAATTAAATTTAATAAAATGAGCAAAAAAGAACACATAAAGAAAAAAATGTTAATAGAGAGTTTAGAGAAGTCGTTAGGAATAATATCTACAGCTTGTAGTAATGCAGGTATAAGTAGGTCAAGTTTCTATAAATGGTATAAAGAGGATGAGGATTTTAAAAACAAAGTAGATGAAATTGATAATGTAAAATTAGACTTTGTTGAAAGCCAATTATTTAAGAATATACAAAACCAAAAGGAAAGGAGTATTATATTTTACTTACAGCACAAAGGTCATAAAAGAGGTTATATACATAGACAAGACATAAACCTTACTTCTAACGAAGAGAAAATAAATAAGATAGAAATTGAAATCGTTAAACCTACAGGGAACAATAGTTCTACAGAAGAATCTTAATGCGACCACCAGAATAGTAGTAAATCAAGGTGGAACAAGAAGCAGTAAGACTTATTCTTTAGCACAGCTAATAATCTTGAAAGCCTTACAGGAACAAGGTAAGGTATATACAATATGTAGGAAAACACTACCTGCCTTAAAAGGAACAGCATATAGAGATTTTTTTAGCATATTAGAGCATCACAACTTATACAACCCTAATAATCATAATAAGTCAGAGCTTACTTACAAGCTAAACAATAATGAAATAGAGTTCATTAGTGTGGATATGCCACAGAAAATCAGAGGTCGTAAAAGACATATACTATGGCTTAATGAGGCAAATGAGTTTAGCTTTGAGGATTGGGTGCAGTTAAGTTTAAGAACTACAGAAAACATCTATTTAGATTTTAACCCTTCAGACCCTTATTCTTGGATATATGATAATGTAATGAATAGAGAAGATTGTACATTCATTAAATCTACTTATTTAGACAACCCCTTTTTGCCTGAAGAAACAATTAAGGAGATTGAAAGACTTAAACAATTAGATAGTAACTATTGGAAGATATATGGATTAGGGGATATGGCTCAACCTACAGAAACTATATTCAGGCAATTTGAGATAGCTAATAGCGTACCTACTGAAGCAACCCTAATAGCTATTGGAATGGACTTTGGCTATAGTAATGACCCTACAGCAATAGCAGAAGTATTTAAATTAAATGATGATTTGTATATTAATGAACTAATATATAGCAAGGGATTAACAAACCAAGATATAGCAGAAAAGTTAAGGGAATTAAACATCACAAGACAAACAGAAATAATAGCCGATTCAGCAGAGCCTAAATCAATAGAAGAACTGCACAGACAAAACTTTAATATTAAAGGTGCTAAAAAAGGCTCTGATTCTATTAATATGGGAATAGATGTTTTAAGGCGTTTTAAGCTACATATAACAAAGAATAGTATAAATACACTAAACGAGTTTAAATACTATAAATGGCTTACTGACAAGAACGGACACATAGTAAATAAACCTGCTACTAACCAACAAGACCATATTATTGATGCTGTTAGATATGTTGCCTTAAATAAGCTAATGACTAATCATAGTGGCAAATACTATATTTTATAAACGATTATTAACAAATTATATATACTATTAAAATGGAAAGAAAAAAAAGGAGAGTAGCAATACCAAGCGATTGGAGTGGAATAACCATACGGATGTATCAGAAGTTCCAAGAAGCTAAAAAAAAGAAATTAAATGAAGAGGAGTTTAATTTAGAGGTATTGAGTGTTATTTGTGGATTGGAGAAAGAAATGATAGAGCAGTTAGAAGTCAAGAGTTTAAACGAGATAGTTAAAACACTTAATTTTTTAGAAACAAAAATCCCTGATGATAAAGAGCTTGTAAAAAAGGTGGATTGGAATGGGAAAAAATATGGCTTTATTCCTAATATTAGTGAGATAACAGCAGGAGAGTATATTGATATAGAGCAATATTGTAAGGAAGCAGAGAAGAACATACACAAGATAATGAGCATACTATATAGACCAATAGTAAAAGAAACTAAAACAAGGTATAGTATAGAGGCTTATGAGCCAAGCGAAGAAATAGAAGAGGAGTTTTTAGACTTCCCAATACTTCCATCAGTTTCAGCTCTGAGTTTTTTTTTTCGTTTAGGGAAACTACTACCAAACGCTTTGGGCAAATATTTGAAAAGCGAGAGGATGAAGAGGAGGAAAACAGCCTGACAGGCAAATGGGGGTGGTATAATTTGATATTTTCATTAGCAAATGATAATATTTTAAACATTAAAAAGATAACGGAATTGGAGTTATATTTAGTATTAACCTATTTATGCTACCAACAAGACAGAAATAATATACAGAAAAATAACTATGGTAACATTCAAAAACATAATAGATGATTTTAGCAATATAGCTACTAATCATTATTTAATAAACTCTTTTCATTCAGGCTTTTTAGATGAGGTAGATGTAAACAAACTTGACCAATCAGATTTTCCTATACTTTATTGTGAGCCTGGAACAGCTACTATTGATATGGGTGTTCTAACCTACTCATTTACCATTTTTGTTTTAGATATGCTTAAAGAAGATTTAAGTAATAGAAATATAGTATGGACAAACACGCTACAAACAACACAAGATATAATAGCAGAATTTAGGCAAAATTTATCTGTACAAACTTCAGGAGCAGATATTAATAAAAAGTTTAGCTATGTTCCTGATGAGGCAGTATTAGAATTACCAATAAGCACAGAGCCTTTTACTGCACGATTTGCTAATATTCTAACAGGATGGAGTGCAGGGATGTCTATACAAGTAAATAATGCTAATAACCTTTGTAATGCTCCCATAGAGCCATCTGATAATGCACCTAATACATAATGGCAGTAGTATTTAAATTAAGAGGTACAGATGGAAAATACATTAAAGGAGAAGCCAAAAATGTAGAAAAGGCTATGACTTCTTTTGGCTCTAATGTAATTAAAAAAGGTAGGGCAATACTAAACAAAAAGAAAAAAAGAACAAGAGAGGGTACTTTATTTAATGATTATCATTATACTATGAAAACCGATAAAAGCTCAATTACTTTAGGTTTTGAGTTTGGTGGTGCAGAGGATTATTGGCAATTTGTAGACCAAGGTGTAAGGGGAACAGGTGGAGCTAAAAAAGGTAGAACAGCAAAAGGAGAGCAAAGTGTAAGAGGTGGTACAGGGGTAGCAAGAGGAGCAGGTAGTGATTTTAAATTTAAGTATGATAATCCAAAAGGAGATTTAGTAAATGCTATTAGAGGGTGGATTAAGAATAAGCCTATTAGCTTAGGGGATATGAATGAAATAGGATTAGCTTTTGCAATAGGGTATTCCATTAAAAGGCGTGGATTAGAAAGAACAATGTTTTATACAAAGCCTGTGACAGATGCTCTTAAAACGCTTCCTGATGAAGTTACAGAAGCATTTAGATTAGACTTTGGTAAACTGATAGACAAATTACCAAGCAAGGTATTAATACAAACAAAGAAATAAAATGGCATACTCAATAGAACAACAACCAAACCAAATAACAGCATCTAATGCACCTATGGTGTATGTAGTAAAGGAAAGTGATGGAGCAATAACAGGTGCATCTAAATTTAGATATATAATACAAGTACAAATAAGTACATCAGACCCAAGTGATGCGAGTACATTTTCAACAATAGCAAAAATAAAGTTATTTAAAAATTCAGCATCTGTAGCTATTGCAGATATATCTAAAATAATAAATAGTTATATAGAAACACAAGAGGCAAGTGTTATAGAAAATCCATCAGGAACATTCACAACTCAAACAGGTGCTAATAGTTCTATACACGCAGTTGGAGTAAAAGATACAGCAAGACCATTCTCATCAAATCAAAGCCAAATAATAGGGGTTAGAATTTCAGCAGGATATGAAAAGGCAACAAGTCAAACTACATCTCCTGTAGAAACTTTAGACCCAACAGGAACATATTTATCTAATGTTTCTTATGTTATAAATGCAACAACACCATTTGCAGCTAATGGAACTCAAGAGGGGGGATTAGATGTAGCTACTTCACAAAGAACTTTATATGCTTTTCTTCCAAGAACAAGTGCAAAAAAGTTTTTGACAAATGCACCTACAATACAATTTGTTAGGGGTGGAGATGCTTCAGCAGATAATGAGGATGAGCTAACATTGGCATTTTTAAACAAGGGATTAATTACATCTGATATAGATTCTATAGTTAGGGTGTATGTATCTTACCATCAAGCAGATGGTACAACTATAGGAACACATTGGTTTGTAAATGAAATAGCAGGGGGTGGTATAGCAACTGCTGATGATGTTAAAAATAGCTTACTATATATTGGTTGTGGAACTAAAAACCTACAAACCCAAGCTGATGACACAGATGCAAGACCAAGTGCAAATGCAGGATGGGTGTATTATAGGGTATGGGGTGCAGCAGTAGATGGAACTCAAGAAACACAATATTATTATTTTTATAAATATGGTGGTGGAACAAATGTAGATGATAGACACCAAAGCTGTACGAGATTTGACAATATTAGATTGGCTTGGTTAAATAGATTAGGTGCTTGGGATTATATGAACTTCAGAGGCAAATCAACAGAAAGCGTAGATATAGAAAAGCAATATAGAGAAGCAGTAGTGGGAACTTGGGATACATCTACTTTTAGCTATGAAAATTATGATGCAGGTAAAAAGGCATTATATACAGATGCTAAAAGAAAGCTGACTATAAATAGTGATTGGTTAAATGAAGATGAGGGTGCTTGGTTAGAAGAATTATTTACATCTACTAATGTTCAGATATTAGCAAGAGGCTCTATGGTGTACCCTGTTATAGTAACGGATAAAACATACACTAAAAAAACAAGCGTTAATAATAAAATTAAAATTCAATACACTATTAATTTAGAGTATTCAAACAAAATAAGAACAAATAACTAATGGATGTAAGATTAGTAGCTTATAAAAGGTCATCAATAGCAATAGCAGACCCTTATAATTTAACTCAATATGAGCTTGATTTAAAGGATAGCCCAAATGTTATTCTTAATTTTAATTGGTTAGATATAAAAAACCCTGACCAAAGAAAAGGAAGTTATTCCCAGACAGTAAAATTGCCTTTTACGGATAGAAATAATAAATTTTTTGAGAATTGGTTTGATGTTAATTTAGATACTTTGGTTTTTAATTCAAAGTATAAATTTAATATGGTGGTATATGTAGATAGTGTTCCACAAATGAAAGGCTACATACAATTAAAACAAATATATTTAAATGCTCAATTATATGAAATAGTATTATTTGGTAATATAGGGAACTTTTTTTCTGATATTAAAGGAAAGAAATTAAAAAAGGCTTTTGAAAATAAGTTAGAAGTAGGTGCTGATGGAGAAGTTACCTATGTAATAGATGACCAATTAGACCACTATTTGAGTTGCAAAAACATTGTTGATAGTTGGACTACAGGCGTAACCACAATAAATAGTGTTGCAGATAAAGATGTAATGTACCCCATTATTGATTATGGACATACTACATTACCTTATTCAGATTCAATGTTTACTCCCCCATCTTATTTAGATAATATAGTGGGCTTTTCTTCTTGGACAGATATACTCAATGAGTATGGTATTTTGCAACCTGGTAATATGAAACCAGCAATTAGGCTTCGTAGATTGATTTATATTATAGCACAGAAAGCAGGATATACTATTACAAGTTCATTTCTTGGTATAAATCAAAATGGAACATTTATTGGAGAAGCCTGTACTCAAGGAGATGGTAGTGCAGGGTGTTACGATTCAAATGGGGATTGTGTAAGCTGTGGGGGTGTTACATATCCATACTTTGCCAGATTATTTATGACCCTTGCTGATGAACACCCAAAAACATATACGGAATATACAGGGTTAAATTTTAGCGTTTCATATAATTCTACAGTTACACAGAATTTTTATGGCAATTATCAAGATATAACTACTTATTGGGTTTATAATACATTTAGCTTTTTCTGTAATACAATAAACTATGATGAGGCGAGTTTATATAGCTATGTATTAGAGGATGTATATGTGCCTCAAGTTCCTGCGACAGTATCTTTTTATCAAAATTATATTACCATACCAGCTCCAGCTCAAGCAGAATTAATGGGAATTACAAATGGAAATGTTTTAAATATACAATCAGATTTTGAGTTTCAATTTAATGGAACTACATCAGATGGTCAGGCAGTAAACCAAGTAGAATTAACTATTAAATGGTATATTGATTATCCAGGAGTATATACCAACACAGTAATAGACCAAACAGAACAAATAGTTGGTGCTAATGAATGGCACAATCTATCTTTTAATGCTCCTGATGTTAGTGGTATTTCAGGGTGTACTCTATCTTGGAAGATTAGCGTAATGTGTCCTGAAATAAGTCCAGGCGTTACAGGTAATGAAAATGTAGATGTCTATTTAAGTTGTTTATTAAAAAACTTTACTATTCAATCAATAAATGGTGGTCAAACCTTTTTTGGTAATGGTGTAGAAAATGGTACTGTAGTAATGGCTCAAAATATGCCTGATATTACACAAGCTGATTTTATAAAAGATTTGATAAACAGATTTAATTTAGTAATAGTAAATGATAATGATAATGAATATAATCTAATCATAGAGCCTTATCAAGACTATATATCAGGTGGAAGCACGAAATATTGGACAGATAAATTAGACTTATCTAAAGAGCAATTATTAAAACCTACTAATGAGCTTCAAAATAAATTTTTAATTTTTCAAGACCAACAAAATGATGATTATTTAAATAAAGGTTATTTTGAAAAATACGACAAAGTATATGGTGCTAATATAAGAGAAAATCTAAATGACTTTGTAAGTGGAGATTTTAATAATTTTAGTGTATTCACACCCTTTATATCACAAATGCTACCTACAAGAAATGGAGATGGGGATATAGTTACAACAAATTATAATCCTTATGTTATTGCGAGTAAATACGGAATTAATGATAATGGAGAAAGGTATGTATTAGACCAACAAAAACCAAGTTTATTCTATTATGGGGGAACTCCCAAGACAGTAGATGGATATACTAATACTGAATTAGTACCTGGAGATGTTAATGTAGCATTAGATTTTAAAATATTATCTTCTGCCTTTGGTTTTCAGGATGAGGTTTGGACTTCTTACGCTACCGACCAAACAGGAGCTACAGATGGAAAATTCCCTATATGTAGTCAATATGACTTGGATGATGTTACGGATTCAGCAGGAATCACTTCAACTACTAAACAGCTATTATGGGGATGGGTAAGCCCAAGATTTATAGCACCCTCTTGGTCTGCTAATGCTTTTGGAGATAATACAACACAAAGGGGATATTTTAAGGAGTATTGGGCAAGTTTTATAAATGAGGTATATAGTGATGAAGCAAGGATAATGGAGTGTTATTTGTATTTAACTCCTGATGACATAAGGGAGTTTGAGGCTAATGCTTTTAAAAACACATACTATATTAAAAACACTTTATGGAGAATATTAAGTATTGATGGGTATTTAACAGGTGGAAATAAAAGTACAAAAGTAACACTATTAAAAGTAGTTGAAAAATTGTCCTATGATTGTGCAGCAGAGCCATCTACATTTAATTTAAATGGAACTATTACTTTTGTAGACCCCTCTAATCCAAGTGGTGGTGCTGTTACTATTACAAATACTTGTTGTGAAGAGTTAAATCCTGATTGGACTTTTGTGCAAACCAATGAAGCTACAGGAGTTGGTACTTGTTATTGGAATTTAACCATATCAATAACCAATCCAAGTGGAACAACTACTCCTGAAGATGTTTTTGGAGAGGTTGAAGATGTTCCATTTATGAGTATGTTACCTATGCCAAGCAATACGATTGCAAATAGGATAAATTTACCAGCATCTGAAAGAGGTTTATATGCAACAATATTTCTATCAGCTTTATCAGAGGACAATACAGCAGTAGAATTAAGAAATATGACACCTACTTCTCAAATGAAGCCACCTAATAATACTATGGCTTATATGAAAATGGATTTAATAGGAACAATAGCAGGTGCAGATAATGATACTAATGTAGGAGATTCAGGACATTTTCAGTATGATACAATAATAAAAAATATTGATGGTGTAATAGATTATGTAGGAGCAAGTGGGGGTATTGTTTTAAAAGCAAATAGAGATACTAATTTCCCTGCACCAACAATAAACATTACAGGTGTAAATGCAGACACTAATCTTTTAAAATTAACTATTACATCATCATCTGCTGATTATAAAATTAAGTGGGTTGCGAAATTGGAGTTAATAATGCAAAGGATAGATAAATTTTCCTATATATCTGATTTTGCTATATTCCAAAATGATGACAGAATACTATTACAAAACGCAAATTTTTTAGAATGGAATTAAAAGAAATTAATATAGCAGTAAAGATGATTCCACTTATTTTAAAGATGATTAGCAAATTTGAATTAGAGGGAAAGGAATTTCATTTTGTTTATGGACAAGAAGAATACACAAAAGATTTTAAGAAAGTTAAAAAACAATTAAAAAGAGCATTAATATTATGATAGGTCAGAAATTTTTAGATTTAATATTTAGGGTAAAAGCTGAAAAAGCAAAGAAAGATATAGATGAGGTTGGTACAGGCTTAAAGAAAGTAGGTATAGGGGGTAAAGTTGCAGCAGGTGGATTAAAAATGGTTGGTAGAGGTTTTCAGTTTGTGGGCAGGTCTATAAAGGCTGCAGGGATTGGCTTAATTGTTGCTTTAATGGCAAGTCTTACGCAGGTATTTACACAGAATCAGCAAGTAATGGATAAGTTTTCCAAGATGATGATAAAACTACAACCTATATTTAAGGGGTTAGGTGAGGTTATATCTGGTTTATTATCATACTTCCAAACTCTAATAGACTATGCCATACAAGCTATTAATTTTTTTGGAGATTTATTGGGATTGGGAACAATAAATATAAAGCAAAACAATGAATTTGCAGACACTTTGGTAAGGCTACGAAATGAAGTGAAATTAATGAACGCAGAATTAGCCTTAACGCAATTAGAATACCAAAAAGAAGCAGAAATACAAAGACAATTAAGAGATGATACCTCACTAACAATAGATGAAAGAATAAAGGCAAATGAAAGATTAGGAGAAGTATTAAAAGAGCAGATGGAAGTAGAAACAGAGGCTGCTAAACAGGCATTGGAATTAGCCGAGAAAGAGCTTTGGTTAGATTCAGACAATATAGACAAGCAGGTTGCTTTAATAGATGCTAAAGTAAAACTTGCTGAAATTGATGAAAGGATAACAAGCCAGAGGTCAGAACAATTAACAAACTTAAACTCTTTAGAGCAAGAACGGATAGATTTACAGAAAACAGCAGATGAAGAAAGAGTATCACAATTAGAAAAACTTTTAAAATTACAGAACAAAGATTTAGACATAAAAGAGGAGATAAAAGGGTCTATAAATGAACAGCTTGATGCTGCCAAAGATGCTCATTTGGAAATTATGTCAATGCTTAAAAAAGAACTTTCAGCAAAACTATTAATTATTGAACAAGAACAAAAGGCAAGACAAGAATCCCTAACGGATAGGATATGGAATTTACACAATGAGTTAGATGAATTATTTAAGAAAGGTAGACAAGAAATGTATCCTGATTATATTCAAGAACAAATAAATGTAACTATAGCAGAAATAGAGAGGCTGGAATCTGAATCCGATGAAATAAGGTCAGATTATAAAAAACATAGGGCTGATACAATGAATGAATTTAATCGTTTAATGAATGACCAAACTAAAGGTTTTAACCAAACTCAAGAAGATTTAGTATTACAAGCAGAGAAAAAGTTGAATGAGCATTTTGAAACAGCTAAACAAAAAGAGATTAGAGAAACGAAAGAGAAGTATGATGAGCTATATGGATTGGCAGAAAATAGTTTTTTTGATACTATGCGATTAAGGATAGAAGAAGCAGTAACTTTAAAGGCAATAGATGAAAAGTATGAGAATGAAAGACTTGCAGGTGTAAGGAAGTTTTATGCTCTTATGGAGAAGTTTGGAAAGGAACAAGCAAAGAAAGAAATAAAAATAGAAAAGAATAAACAAAAGCTAATTGCTCAAGGTGCTTCAGATTCTATGCAAAAAGCTGTAGCACTAACAGAACAAGGAACAGCATCATATAAGGCTTTAGCAAGTGCTGAAACAATTATGTCCACTTATTCTGCAGCTACTGCTGCCTTAAATACATATAAAGGAACTCCATTTGGCTGGATACAAGCAGGATTAATTATAGCCACAGGTGCTAAAAATTTAGCAGAAATAGCAAAAACAAAAGTACCTGGCTCAACAGAAACAATCTCTGATACAGGTGGAAGTTTAGGTGGAGATATGTCAGGGGATGTTCCAGGTGGAATAGTTGGACAATTAGGCGATATTGATTCCCCACCAATACAAGCGTATGTAGTAGAATCAGATATTAGTACAGCTCAAACACTACAGGGAGAGATTAATACACAGGCGACCCTGTAAACAAAATATTAACTTTTAATATATAATAATACAATGGCAGAAAAAAAAGTAAAAAGATTAGTAGAATTAATCATAGATGAAGAATCAGAAAGGTTTGGAGTAGAGGCAATCAGCCTCGTTGAATTTCCAGCCATAGAAGAAAATTGGGTATTCTTCAATAAAGACAATTTCCTATCGTTAGCAAAATTAGATGAAGAAAAGAAAACCCTCGTGGGTGCTGTTCTCATTCCTGAAAAAGAAATACCGAGATTTGACCAAGAAGAAAATGAAGAGTATGTAGTGTATTTTAGTAAAGAAACTATTAAACAAGCACAGGAGTTATTTATGAGCAGTTTAAGAAACAATAGTGCTACTTACGAGCATAAGCTACCTATTGATGGATTAAGCGTTGTAGAGAGCTGGATTAAGGAAGATGAAAAATATGACAAATCCTCACAATTTGGATTTGAGAAAATGCCTACAGGAACTTGGTTCGTAAAAATGAAAGTGAATAATGATGAGGTTTGGGAAAAAGTAAAAAATAAAGAAGTAAGAGGATTTAGTATTGAGGGGTACTTTACAGACAAACTAATTGAGGCTTCTAAAAAGAAGAAATATAAAAAGAAAAAGAAATACACAAAAGAAGATGTACTATCTGATGAAGATTTATTAGATAGAATAAGAATGATTATAGCTCAAGATGAAAAAGACCAATTTGAGCTAATGAAAGAATACATTACAAAAAGGGCGTTAGCTAAATATCCTTGGAAGCAATGTATCGCTGATATGAAAAAAAAGTATGGAGAAAAGTCTGCTGCTAAAATCTGTTCGGCAATAAAAAGGGGTACTATAAATAGGTAGCCTGTAAACAAATATAAATTTAATTATATATAATTATAAAATCTCTTATACAATGAAAGAAACATTAGAAAAAATCAAAACTTTATTGTCTATTGATAATAAAGAATCTAAAGAAGTTAAAATGTATGCCGAAATGATATTAGATGATGGCAGAGTTGTAGCTACTGAAGATGAACAATTTATGATTGGCTCTGAAGTCTTTGTAGTAAATGATGATGGCGATGCAAGTCCTTTGTCAGCAGGTTCATATACTATGGAAGATGGAGCAAAATTAACCATTGATGATAATGGCAAAATCTTGGATATGGGCGAAGAAAAAGAAGCTGAAGATGTAGAAGCATCGGAAGAAAAAGAAGAAATGGCAGAAGAAGCAGATGTAGCAGATTGGAAAGGTATGGAAATAAGAATCAAAAACCTTGAAGATGCTGTAGCTGATTTAAAAGCAGATAAAGAAAATATGTCTGTGGAAACTGAAGAATCAGTTGAAGAAGAAGTTGCTGAAGATGAAAAAGTTGAAATGTCTAAAGATATGGTAACAAGTTTAGTGGAAGAAATAGAACACTTAAAAACGAAATTATCAGAAATGGAAGAAACACCAGGAGCAGAGGGCTTTGCTCACAATCCTGAAACAAACACTAAATCTAAAGTGGATTTAGCAAAAATGTCAGTTAAAGAAAGAACTGCATATTACATTAATAATAAATAATTTTAAAAATAAAAAAATGGCAAATAAATATAATTTAAGCAAAGAATATCAATTTGATATTGATGTTTCAGCGTACACTTCGTATGTTGGTAAATTAGCATTACCTTATGTAACTGCAGCAGTTAAGAGTCCTGACACTATTGCAAAGGGTTATGTTAGAACTATAGATGGACTAAATAAATCAGCAAGAATTACTAATCTTGGTATTGATGACCCTGTGGTTGCTGCAGCTTGTGCTTTTTCATCAAGTAATGACACATCTCTTACAGAGCAAGTTCTTACACTTACTGATTTAAAAGTAAATGAGGAAATTTGTAGGGGTACAGTTTTTCCTACTTGGGTTGGCGAAAATATGGATAGAAATGGAAACCTACCAGGAACTTTTCAAGACTTTTTATTGTCTTCAGTTGCTGCAAAAGCAGGGGAGCAAATAGAAAATATGATTTGGAAAGGCTCATCACCTTTTGGAATAGGCTTCCAATCAAATGATGGTACTTTAGATGAAACAGGAGCAGATGCTTCGGCTTGTGCAGGTTTTCACGAAGTTGATTTAGATGGAGCTATTTCTACTTCTGATATATTAGATGATTTAGGAGCAGTTTACAATTCTGTTGTAGCTAACGCTTCAGGTATGTTAAGCAAACCAGGTTTTGGATTTTATATGAATCAAAAAACTTACGCTATATATGCTCAAAAATTAGCTTCTGCAACTACATATCAACAAGTAGGTGCTGCAGGTACATTTACAGGATTAACTTATATGGGCTTCCCTATCTATGTTTGTCCTGGAATGTTTAATGATACAATTATAGCTACTTATCCTGAAAATTTAGTTGTGGGTATGAATGCTGCTACTGATTATACAGAAGTATCTATTATTCCAACTTATCAGTATGATGGTTCAGACAATATAAGAATTGTAATGAACTTTGCTATGGGTGTACAGACTGCTGTGGCAGCAGATGGTGTGTATGCAACTTCAGTTTGGACATAGTAGATAGATAATTAATGGGGGTTGAAATATACCCCCTTTTATTAACAATAATAAAACTAAAATAAAATGGCTTGTAATTTAACACGAGGTTTATTGGTGGACTGCAAGGACCAGATAGGTGGCTTGAAGAAAATATTCTTTACTCAATCTTATTGTTCTGATATTAGAGCAAGTGCTACATTTAATGGCACTAATGTTCTACAAATGGACACAGCAGGGTTTGCGAATTGGGATATATATGGTGGTAGTACAGTAAATGTATATCAATATGACTTACGACCTAATCTATCTTCAGTAACAGTAAATATCAACAGCGACCCAGCAACAGGAACTACTTTCTTTGAGCAAACTTTATCTCTTACGCTACAGAAATTATCAGTAGCACAAACAAATGAGTTAAAGTTAATCTCTTACAATCGTTCTCAAATATTTGTACTTGATAATAATGATAATGTATTCTTATTAGGTATGGACAATGGTTGTGATATATCAGGGGGTACAGTTGTAACAGGTGCTGCTAAAGGCGATATGTCAGGATATACTTTAGAAATAAGAGCAGAAGAAAAAGACCCATTAATTTGGTTGCCTGCAACAGCAGGAGGTGGAACTGCTAAATATCCATTTGATGGATTATCTGATGAGGCTGCACTTAACATAGCAGTAGGAACATAATTAATAAATCGTTACTCAAAAAGAAAGGGGCTTAATTGCCCCTTTTTTTGTTTTAATTAATTTCTATTACTTGATAAGGTTCTACACCTGTCCAACCTGTACCCGAACCTACTTTATTTACATTATAAATAGTTATACCGTTACATTGAACGTAAACTATTTGGACTTTTCTGGTAAATGTTTGTCCATTCAATTCAAAAACAATTTTTTGTCCTTGTTTAATATTTAACGAATTATATTTACCAAATGTATTATTATTTTGTGTTTCCATTTTCTCTTTTAGTATTAGTTAATAATAATCAAATATATAAAAAATATTTTATATTCTACTATATTTTATAAAGTTTTTTTTATAAAAAGTGCAAGTAAAAACGAATTACAACTATTTATATATAATATTAAATAACAAATATTATGGCTTGGAAAGTAAAAGAACAATACAAAGACTATAAACCATTAAATATGAATTTGGCTTATGGTCAATTAAGACCTCATCAAATAGAAAATTTATCTGATGAAGTAAAAGAGCAGTATTTTGAACAAGATACTCCTAAACCAAAAAAGAAAAAAAAAGAAGTTAAAATAGAAACAGATTCCTATAATGACTACACAGACTAAAATAATTGATGAAGACATTTTTAAAGAGTTTGAAGATAAATTAAATCTTCTAACAGATGATATGGAAAGAAGGATATTAGCAACTGAATATTTTAATAAAATTTGGATAGATAAATGATTAATCAAGAGTGGACAACAGGAGCTTCTAATCCAAGCGTAATAAATTTACGCATAAATATATCTTCTTATATAGATGATAGCACTATTAGTGGCAAATTTATTATACTTAAATTTAGAGGTAGAAAAACTAACTTTCAAAGAAGTTGTGTGGCTATACCCAGCAATGGTTCTTATAGTTCTCCTACTTATGATAACAATAGTAGATATTGGACACTTACATTTAAAGACTATTATCCTGGAGCTGATTATACTCCAGGTGGTTCGTTTAATGTAGATACAAGCGTTAAAAGATTGTTAGGCATAATGGTATTGCCTTCAGATGAGATTTATGATATAACTTATTGGTATAACTCCTCTTGGGCAACTAATTTAGGTACAGGCTCTGCAGCTGTGGAGATAACTGGAATATCCTCTATACTTAATGTGAGAACTGACCCAGCAGTATTTACAGCTAATCCAGGAGCAGCAGCGTTATCATATTATACTGAATACACAGAAAATGATTTATCAAGTGTGGATATGAGTGCAGATGGTTTACCTGCTTCAGCTTCAGTAGATAATAGAGATGTACAATATGGAGTACAAACTTGGACACCTAATTACAGCAATTAATGAAAAAGAAAAATAACACAGAAATATCAGTAATACATTTAGCAGAGTTTAATCTACCTGAAGTTACTGAAACAGCAAATAAAGATTGGATTCAATTTGGTACAGATAATATGTACCCACAATACCTACTTGAATTATATAATGGTAGTAGTATTAATAATGCTATTATAAAAGGGGTTTCAGCTATGATTTATGGCGAGGGATTAGAGGCTACTGATAGAGAGGATAGTGATGAGCATAAAGAACAATGGTTACGATTAACCTCACTACTTGGACATTCACAAAAAGACCTTTTAAAATGCTTGGCTTTTGATTTAAAGCTATTTGGGATGTGTTATGTAAACACGATATGGAATAAGCCAAGAACAAAGATAGTGGAAATGTATCACATTCCAGCACAATATATAAGAAGTGGAAAAACTGATGGATATGGAAATGTAAATGAGTATTACTATTCAGCAGATTGGACTAATACCAGAA